AGCATTGAAACAAAAATTCATGTGGCTTGAATACGAGAATAATGGTCAGCCTAGTGGCATAGCAGATACAAGAGTAGAGTTCTTTGCTATCAACTTTGACCTTAAAGATAGGATCTACTTTATACGAGCAGAAATGCTTAGAATTAAGGCAAGAAGACACTTTAAATGGGGTAAAACTAAGATAGTTGAAGGCATAAGATATGTAAAAGTACCTACTGTTGAGATGATCCGTTTCGATTAATTAGTGTAATTTCGTTTATATGACATACAAGACAGCAAGTGACTTGACCAAGATGATGCTAGAATATTTAGATAATTTAGGTTATGAAGTATGGAGAAATAATAACCTAGCAGTTAAAGGAAGGTCTTTTATTGGTAAGAAAGGATTGCCTGATATTATAGGTTATCATAAGAACTATGGTCAATTTATTGCTTGTGAGATTAAAGCTATAGGTGATAGGTTGAGTGTATCACAGATAGAGTTCTTAACTCACTTAGGTATGTGCGGTGGCACATCTATTGTATGTCAACAAGTATCAGACGGAACAATTAATTTAACAATATTTTTAGACAATGGCGAAAGCAAAATCAGCATCTGGGATGACCAAAAAGGTCAATTTTGGGAAGAGAAGGTTGGGTAAGGCAAAGAAAAGAAACGGACCTAAAGACAAAAATGTAAAACAATACCGAAGACAAGGTAGATAAAAACAACAATTATGGAAAATCTAGAATTTGAAAACAAGGCAGAAAAAGTATCTAAGACAACTACAAAAGAAGTTAAGGTTACTGTAGTTCCTAAGGAAAGCAAGTTTGTAACTGCTGAAACTATTAAGTTAGTAGAAGACATCTTAAACGATGGCACGGTAGACATCAAATGGAGAGCTCAACTTAAAGAACAAGTAAGAAAATACAAAGGGAATGGAGAATAAGTATGACACTATAGTCGAGTCTGTGATTACTAAGTATAAAGATAGAGCTAACATTGGCTTTACTAAATACGGAACTAATCTTGACAGGACTGACTTAAACACCAAAGAATGGGCTGAGCATTTACAGCAAGAACTTATGGACGCTGTATTATACTTAGAGAAATTCAAAGAAGGAATTAAAAATAGTTTATAAACCAAAACAAATATCATGGCAACACAAAAAGAGAACTTCTTAGGAAGATGTTTCACACTTAGATCAGCTTACGGATCATTTAGAAAAGTATCATTCGGTCCAGAGGACTTAAAGAAACTAAACGAGTTCGCAGCATCTAACAAAGGATGGTGTTCTATCCTCATTAAAGACAAAAAGAACGCAGGACCTGAACAAAGTGATTTCTATTGTGAAATGGATACATTTAAAGCAGGTGATTATAAACCAACGGAGAAAAAATTACCCTTTTAGTTATGAATCCAAAAATTTACAAAGAAATAATAATCAACCTATCACTTTTATTAGTAGGTTTGTATCTACCATTTGCATTTATTATTAATAAGTACAACCCTACAGGTTGGGAATGGTATGAAAGACTCTCATATGTTATAGCAGTTGTAGCAACCATAGGTTATGGTGCTAATGTATATAACAAAAAGTAGTATGTTTTGTTTGTAGTTTAATAGTTAGACCCTGCTATTCATAGTGGGGTCTTTTTTTTGTTACATATTTATGTGGAAGTGTAACATAATGCATGAATTATTAGAAAATTTCATGCAGATTTATCAATCAATAGGCATAAAAAACCCCCAGATTTTACCTGAGGGTTAACCAAAACTACACACAATCACACACCACACATGAGAGCTATTTTAATTATGACTATTTCTAGTGTCATAAAACTTTGTCAATACTGATCCGTAAAGAACTGCTTGATATCTTGCAGTAAAACTATCCATAGATTCGTTTACATAGAAGTAATCCTCATTGGACATATATACAAAACACCTATCACTATTTTCTTCGTCAGCCGTTACACTCGCCACCTGATAGATGTTGATATAAGCATCTGATTCCTCAGAGTTATCCTGGAACTCGTAGCTTTCATCTTCCTCTTCGGTCAGTTGTATGATGTGCATTAACATTTGTGATACTATTTTTAAGTACAGTAAGTCGTAATTCTCTAACAATCAACTCAAGCTTTGCTTCTAAGTGAGTCTTTTCCTTCATTAATTGGTTAATCTTAACGTCTACTTCTCTGTTCATACAAATTTACGATTTAATTCTAATGGAAATAAAAAGTGCATACCCCATTGATTATCAATGCAATACACACTTTCTTTATATTTACTAGACTATAGTTACTTTCTAGGTAACCTAATAATCTTACTGCCTAGAGGCATCGGAACAAATATAGCAACTCTTCCGCCATCTAGAACAACTCCACAGCCTAATGTGGGTCTTTTGGGGAAAGGTCTTGAATATTCCATAGCATAGGCATCTATATCTATACCACAGCCTACATTCATGCCGAATATCATGTCCTTGTCAGATGAACTATAAAGAACACCTCCAAAGCTATGTATATGACCTATTACTGTTGATTGACGAGCATCTCTTGCTCTATTGATTGCACCTGCTTGTCCTGATGATCCTGTACCATGAGTGTATAGAACACTATCTATTTCCCATTCTAAAGCCCATTTCCAGCCTTTAGGAGCATCCCAAGCTTGTTCATAGGACTTAATAAATCGTTCTGGTAAACCGCTTGTTTGAGCCTTTCTTTTATGAAGGGCTGAGTGGTTACCAATACATACTTTTACGTTAGGGAATTGTTTGTACCATTTATACATAGCAGCTTGTGCTAAGTCTGCTTCTCTACCTGCTCCATGTCCGTCAGGTTTAGATTCGTGATAACTGATGGCATGATTGTCAACTTCATCTCCAATATGTACAACCTCAGAGCATTGAAACTTATTTGCTACTTCATAGCAAAAAGCTTTATAGCCTGGATGACAAAATGGTTCGTGAGTGTCGCCTATTACTAGGACGTTTTTCTTGCTCATTATGTGTGGTTTTGGTTTGGTTAGATTTTGTGATTGGCGTAAACTGTTTTGTTGTTTACTTTTAAAGCATCTAATACTTGCCTTCTATTCTTACCTAAGTTGTAACTTACATGTATCCAGGAATAATTAAACTCATTTATTAGCTGATCGAACTCTAACTCGTTCTTTATATATTCAAAAATCTCTTTGTTCGTTGGTCCACCCATTCCATCCATATCGATATCGCAGGCTTTAGCCTCACAATGTTGTGAATTTAAGCTCCCTCCAATGTAATGGTTCAGAGTCTTGGATCTGTAGCCACTAGAAATATTAATAGGACCAAACTTAATTCTGATTGGTTCTAATACTTTCTCACAAAGAACAATAAGGTTCTTTAAATGCTCAGGAGTTGGTTCGTTAGGAACTCCATGTCTTTTTGCTGATTCACTACGAGTAAATTCTGCTAGTGCGAAGTGTGCTGTTAATTTCATCTTAAATTACGTTTACTATAAAATATGCTAATGCTGACAACCATAATAGGAAGCCAAGTGTTAATATTATTTTCTCGGACTTAGGCATCTTTCTTAAATATTTTCTCTACTGATGTTAAACCTAAACAACCGAACGCTAACAAAGCTACTGATTCTACAAGTATCGTACTTGGAGCTATATGCTCTTCACTAAAACTGTTATGATACATAGTAACGCATAAGGTTACTACACATAACAAACCACATAAACGCTTCATGCTAAATCTACCGCTATCTTCTTGGAAAAACTGCTTCATATATTATAATTGACTAAATTGGAAAATGATTAAGAGTATTAATATTACTTTTTGCCAAGCATGGTATTTATCCATCTTGTCAAGTTCTTTTTCTCTTGAACGATATGTTTCGAGATTAGCTTCGTAGCGAAACTTGTAATCTTGGAGTGTACTAACTTTATAGCTGTAGATATTGAAAATAGAATCATCTTTTATTGTTTTAGATTTTAACGAGTCCTTATAAGCAATTATTGTATCGTTATAGGACTTATATAGTTTATTAATGGTATCTGCTTGACCTATAGTCATTATAACAACAGAATCACCTTTAATTCTTTTTGTAGTGGGATATTGGGAGTAGCTTGAAACTGACAGCAGTATCATTGCTAACACTATCCAAACTTGCTTTAACTTCATTTAGTTCTGTTTTTAGTGTACTTATCTCTTGCTTAATTTCAGCGAACTTACTAACGGTTGACGTTACTATAGCTTCTTTAGCCTGATCTGCTTTAATCTGAACTGCTTTATTCTTAGTCATTGTGCTATTAAACTCAGTCATAAATTGCTCAAACTCTTTGTCTTCAGTAACAGATTTATCTTCCTTTTTAGCTGTAACATTTAAAGTTGTAGCTGTAACTGTTAGAAAACCAAATATCAAAAGAATAGATTTCATTGCCTTTTATTTAACTGATGATTTAATAGCTCCCATAGCATCTAAGGTTTCAAGCTTAGTGGTAGTAGAACTTAATGCTGTTTTACACTCAATTAAAGCCTGAGTCTTTAGGCTATCTTTATACTCAAGGTTAGTAATTCTAGCACCTTGAGAGTCTATTTGATTGTTGAAATTGCCTCTAATATCTACATAAAGAACAGTTATACCGATTATAACTAGGAACATAGTTCCTTTTATTGGGTCTTTTGAAAACTCACGAAATGACAAGGGCAAAGGATTTGCACTTACATTAACATCTTTTTTTGTTGCCATTTACTTACTTTTTACCTATTTTAAAATATACACTACCTGAGTAGCCTATATTAAAGTTTTTATTAATATTTACATTAAGACCTATTAGAGCCTTATTTTTGGCATTAAGCATGATTCCAGGACTTAGTACTTCTAAGCCATTAGACTCGCTTAAATCGCCTGTAAAGCCTAAATAAAGAGTATTCTTAGCTTTAGCTGCCTTAGTAATGGTGGTAAGTATGGTTTTTTCGGTTATTTTAGCCTCAAATCCCCTTGATTGGATCTTATTTTGGCTTATAGTGTCGTTGATGACAAAGGTATTAGAATCTACGTTAATAGTATCAGAATACGCATAAGTACGCATATAATCAGTTAAGATTTGTACGGTATCATGTACTAAATAACGTACAGAATCATATACAGTATCAGTAGCTATTATAACATAAGGGATATCTTTTCCTTTCAGCCACCTGGAGGTCACTTTTGTTTGTGTAATCGTATCATGAACTACAGATTCTACAACTTGAATATCCTTAATACCACTACAGCTTCTGTAACAGAATACTGCTACAAAAGCTGTTAAGATAATTAAAGCGTAGTCTTTAAAGTGTTTCATTACGGATTTGTAAAAGGTAACGGCAAAACAACAATCGGTGGGTTAACTTGATTCTCTATTTGAGCATCTAAATTAAGGTCTAAAGCCTCTACATCAAGACTTGAATCTAACCAAGAACTCACAATATCATAGGTTAAGTCCTCGTAAGGGATAAAGTTAGTAACGTCATCCTTTGAGAAAGAAGCAGTACCATAGACATTTGCTTGGTATTCTTTCTCGTTGATTGTTTCTTTTGCAAAGCGAGAGTAGTGTGCGACTACCACAAAGTCAGTTAAATCACCATCTTGAGGAACGCAGTCTAATTGATTAATGTACCAGTATTTCATATTTATTTATTTTCTAATTGTTTAATTCTTGCCTCTAATTCTTGGATGCTTTTTACTAAGATTGGTACTAATTTGCTATAATCAACTTGTTGCATTTCTTCTGCATCCTTTTCGCCTGTAACTGCATAAGGTAATACTTCTTGGAGTTCGTGAGCCATAACTCCATACATTCTTGACTTATTTAATTTCCATTCGTAATCATAAGTTTTAATTGCAGATACTAAATCTAATGCTTTATAATCTTTTAAGTCTTGTTTTAATCTATAATCGGAAGTTACATTATAACTTGTTGTTGTACCATTACTTTCAATAGTACCAACAACTGTACCTGCATATCTAAATTGAATAAATGAAGCAATAGAAGGAGCGGTGCTTGAAGTATTATTAAAGCACATACCTTGATTAGTGGTTCTATCAAAAGTAATATTTATTTTTTCAGCGGCAGAAGGAGATTGTGAATTTACACATACTACACCCCCCGATGTGATTCTCATTCGTTCGCTTCCGTTAGTAACAAATGTCATTGCACCTGTCGTTAACTTATTTTCAAATGCAGCATTACCAGCTCCATCAATTCCAACTGTTACTGATGAACTATTTGTTGATGATCTAAATGCAAGAGTAGCAAATGCTTGTGTAGATTCAATTTGCATAGAATCCGCAGCCGCAGTATTATAAACGTGCAATCTGTTTGCTGGACTACTCGTTCCGATTCCAACGTTACCGGCACTTGTGATACGCATATTAGGAGATGCTCCATTATTAGCTGAAAAAGTTATTCCACTTGGTCCTCTTAATATTAAATCATAACCAGTACTCCCAGTTACTAAACTACCTCCAGTTGAACTTTCTGCACCAATATAACTTGTACCTCCACTATTGACAAAAGAAAAAGATGCTGGATTTGTACCTGAATTAGCAGTTGATACTAATGAATCACCACCACTTGCACTCCCCACTCTTACACTACTTGAGAATGTAGCAGCACCAGTAGAGGCTATTGTAAGTGATGCACTTGCTCCATTATTATTAGAAAATAATATCTTTTGACTATTAGTTGCTCTTATATTTAAATCACCAGTAGCAGAACCAGTTATAATATCATTAGATGCACCAGCAATACCAATTAAACTATAAGATGTTGCTCCTATTTTATAATTCATATAAGAAGCACCAGAAGAAGGAGCAATTATAAATCCTTCATTTGCATTACTTGTTACACTACTTGAGAATGTAGCACTTGTACCACTTATTGGGTTACCAAATACGTTATTAGTACCATTCCATTGGTATCTAATGTTACCTTGTCCGTCTGCTAAAATAATGTTGTTAGCAAGTGTTGTAGAAAGACCTGTAATTTGACTACCAATAATTGTATTAAAAGAACCTGTTGTATTTCCACTTCCACCAGCACTATGTCCTATGTGAATATTAAATGAACCTGTTGTAATTGAAGCACCAGCATTATAACCAATACCTGTGTTGCCACTCCCAGTTGTTTGATTACCTAAAGCACCTTGACCAAATGCACTATTTAATCCACCTGATAAGTTATAATATAAAGCAGCTTGACCTACTCCAGTATTATTATTCCCTGTTGTATTTGTATATAGAGCATTATTACCAAATGCAGTATTTGGTCCACCTGTTGTGTTTGCTAATAAAGCACCTATTCCAACTGTCGTATTAAAACTAAATGCACCACCGCCTCTACCAACTGTTAATCCATTAACTGTAATATCACTTGAAAAAGTTGTAGCACCTGTAAAGGTTTGTGTACCGCTTAGTAAAGCAATAGTACCTGTTGCATCTGGTAATGTGTAAGTTCTATTAGCAGTTAATGCAGAAATACTAAATTTTGCAGAAAAACTATTAAAGAAATAAATTCCTAATGTAGTTGAACTATCTGCCGCTATTGTAACATATCCACTCCCAACTGATATTGCTCCTGTATGTTTAAGTGATATTTGACCAGCATTACTTGTACCTCCATCTGCTGAAAGACTAAAAGCATTTACCAAACCACTAAACGTAGCATTCGTTCCATTTAGAGGACCTGTTAAAGTTCCACCAGCTAAAGGCAAATAACTTGACAAGTTTGATGTCAATGCTATTGTACCTGTTGCAGCAGGGAATGTGTAAGTATAATCAGCAGCATTGTTAAAAGATAGCTTTGAATATTTAAGAGTATCCCCATCATTTAAGTATAATGAATTAACTGAACCTGAATTAACTAATTGAAGATTTGCATAACCAATAGTCGAAGCATATAGTGGAGTCCCAGAAGTTTTAGCTAAAGCAACACCAATATCCATTAATGCATAACCATTAAATGTAATATCAGTTCCAAATGTTTTTTCACCACTAAACGTTTGGTTCCCTTCTAAAAGTGCCATTGTTCCGCTAAATGCTGGAAACAAATATGAGTAAGGTGTTGAAACAGGAGAACCAATAAAATCTAAACTAATATTTTTTACTGAATTACCATCTGCAATCTTCATTGATAAAATTGAACTTGAACCACTACCGCTTTTTGCATAGGCTTGTGATATGTAACCACTAATACCAACTAAAACTGCATCTGTTTTATAATTAATAGATTGGTCAAAGCTATTTACAAGTGTAAACTTATTTTCTGCCTCTAAAAGTGCTAAAGTACCAGATAGGTCGGGAAAGGTATATGTAAAATCAGCTACATCATTTGAGAATCTTAACTTAGAATAATAAGGAGCATAATGTCTAATTATTATATCAGTTAAAGAACCGCTTTTTGATGCAAATATCCCAGTTAAATCAGTACTTGCTAAAGCAGTTGAACCTGCTCCGTCATATAGACTAATTCCCCAGTTATTAAATATTCCACCAGTGTTAAATGTTGTTGTTGAACTAAATGTTTTTGCACCTGCTATTGTTTGCGCTCCTGTGGTTATTAAACCTCTATTAGAAGCACTTGCGCTTGGTATGTTAAAAGTATGCGTGTCGCCACTTGAAACAATGTTAAAGTCAGTTCCGCTTGTTCCTGTGGTTAAGAATTGTGATTGGTCAGTTAAGTTATTTAAAGAAACCATCCCCTTAGATAAGGTAGTAACTACTTGACATAAATGTCCATTCTCGGTATGTAAAGTAATTGTTCTACCATCAACGTTTACATAGATTCTAATTGCTAATCTATCCGTTAAAGCTAATGTAGCAGTAGCCACAGGAATAGCAAAATAGTAAGGGTTAATTACAGTCCCTTGATTTATATATTCTGGAACTCCAACGCTTGAACCTAATAAGGTAAAACTAGTACCATCGTATTTATAAAGTTCTGCATAGAAAAAAGGATTGCCTGTATTGTTATTTACACTAAAATAAAACTCACAATTAAAGTTACCTCCAGGAATCAATATTACATCAGGGTCATTAGCATCAGTAATATAACTTGCTACATATCCTGTTGTTGAAATTGCTATATCAGTACCAGCACCTATAATTGGTTCTTTATTTAACTCTCTATAAGCAACCCCTCCGATTGTACCTTGTGAAACACTTGAATTAAGATAGTAACTAACTGAACTACCACCACCTGATGATGTTGGGAAGTCAGCTAATGTACCATCACCCCTTACATATTGTGAAGCAGCACCATCTAAAGCGGTTATTACACCACTATTAGCCACTACTGGACCTTGTATGTCCCTTATCTTTGCTTCCCCTGTAACCTGTAATTGTGAACTCATTTATATATAAATTTTAACTATTATTTTGCAATTATTCTAACAAACTCATCCGCCTCTAAAGCTCTGCCAAAGGTAACAACTCCTGTCGTAGCATTAAATGTAACATTGTCGCCTGTAGGAGCACCTGAAGTTAATATACTTCTAACCTCCATACCACCTCTTGTAACTGACAAGCAAGTACCACCAATAGCTGCTGTAAATGTAACTGTAGTTTCTCCACCTGTAGCCGTATATTGATACATAATCACATTTGAAGTTTCTATAACTACACCAGCAGGGGTAACTTGTGTACCTGTTATTGTATAAGCACCAGAGCCTTGTAGTGACACGCTATATGTTGAGGCTGCCTCTACCCCAGCACTAAGGCTAAGTGTCGTTAAATTGGCTGTACCTGTGATTATAGAGTACCCTAGAGCACCAGTACCATCTCCATTGTCATTATCTACTTGAAACTTAATTACTATAGGTTGTCTTGTCAACTGAAGGTTAGCTAGGAATAAATACGAATAGTCGCTTAAAGCAATAAAACCATCAGCATTGACAGTCCATGAAGCTACGTCATTCTTATATTCCTTAAACCAAGCAGAACTTTGAGATGTAACCTCTTTTTGATCTACTGAAACCTCAAAAGAACAGTTTGTAGCTGCACCAAAAGGAACACCTACAGAAATATTAGTTGTTGTTATACCAGGATTAGTTGACTGAGTGTATAAAGTAATTTGATTTGTTGTAGTACCTAAGTAATTTACTTCTATAATGATTCTATCAGTATTTAACAAAGACGTAAGAGGTACTGACATATTAGTATTATATATAATCTTACTAAGAGATGTCAGCGTAGTTTCATCTGATGTTGCTAACAAAGTAGCTGTTGAACCTGCATATTTGTATAACTTATATTGTACTTTAGCTCCTGCAAAGGCAGTTGCTATAGAGTAGTAACCTGATATAGTCCATGTACCAGCAGTAATTTCAGTAATGTTTGGGTCACTAACATCTGTTATAAAAGAAGCTATAACTCCTGCTCCTGTCTTATTAAAGTTAGTAGAAGTACCAACTATTGCTGTTGTACTTAATTCTTTACAAGCAAAGCCATTAACAGTTACTCCTTGATTTATAGAACCATTGAAGTAATATTGCTTATTTATGTCATACTTATATAGTACTATGTTTGTTCCGTTTATTACTGATGCCATTATTTATAAGTTATATATATTAAAAATTTATATTAAAATTAATATTCCAAAACGGACCAAGTTGTCCTGTATTGGTAATATATTGAATAGATGTAGATACGGCTTCCTCATCATAAAATATCTCCATTAATTGAATCCCATTTACTTGATTGTAATATGAATTAGTACTTAATCTATTTATAACAAATTGTTTGTTATTATAAGATAAATTACCAGTTAATGTATCTGTAACAGTATATACTTTATCTAAATTGATATATCCGTTATCTGCTTGTATTTCTCCTAAGTCTGCTTCTAAAGTAGCTATATTTCTTTGGTAAATCTTAATATATTGATAAGCAATAAAATTAGTTATTTCGGTTCTATCTATATCTAAATATTCAAAATACCAATTCTTTAATAATACTCCACTATTATTGTATATTGAACCAAAACTTAAAATTTGTAGACCAGTTGGTGCAGGGTAAATTTGTCCATAAGGTATTTCAAATACTTTTTGAGTAGATTGTTCTCCAGTAGAATCACTACTTATTACTGCATATTGTACCTCCGCATCTTGTTTTAGTATAAAGTTCCTAAGTTCCGTACTATTAGTATCACAAAGAATTTTAATGTTCAAATACCCATTTAAAAATGCAGAACTAAATGGACTTACTATAAAAGGAGGTATTGTTAAATTAAAAGTAGACCAATCACTTTTTCCATCCCAAGCTGGGAAAGTTATATAAGTACTTGAAATATTTGTCCAAAGTCCGTTACTTTGTAAGTATTTATTTCCAGAACCAGTATCTAATAAAGCTATTTGTATTTTAATGGCTACACTGTTCCTATGTTCAATGCTTAATGTTAAAGGAACTCCACCAACATAAGGTGTATATAAATATTGGTCTATTAATCCTAATATTTCCAAATAAGCATCCCCCGTTCCAGCGCTTAAATAGTAATTATTAAATTGATCATCTGGATTGTTTATTACATAAGCCTGAGCCGTACCTGTTAAAGTAGTAAGCCAACCATAAGCAGCAAAATTAGGGGAAGTACCAAAAATTCCTTTTAAGTCTGCATTATGTATTAAATTAATAGGAGATGCATATTGGTTTCTTAATTGTATATTATAAAATCCCTTTCTTAATATTTTTGTTTGACTATTATCTATAAAATAAACATTACCATCTTGATAAGGTTCTATATCAATTACATTATTTAAAACTCCAGAACTATCAATCGTAACTGCAGAGCCTACATCATATCTTGTATAATATCTTGTTGGAGCAGCTACCTCCATTGTAGAAGTAATCCACCAATCTCCGTTTGATTGATACATTCTACAGTTATAAGTATTTAGCATATTTAGAAGAATATTGTAATAGCTAACACCTACAAAATCCCTTCTATATTGATATGTTTGAGCAAACGGCTCATTTGAACTACCATCTGCCCTGTCTAACATTCCTTCAGCATAAAAAGAACAAGCTATAACTAAATATAAATCTTCTGGATAACCTAATAAACGTAAAGCATCAAATATTACTTCTGACCATTGTTGTCTTGTATTAATACTTGAAGCTACTATATAAACTTGTTCCTCTAAAAATGATATTGCATCAATACAAACTAAAGATGCTTCATTTATACCAGTGCTAAATCCTATTTGAGCATAATCATTAAATAAAAACCCTCTCCATATAACATCAGCGCCCTCTTTATAAACTACCCAATATTTTCTATTATTCTTACTAAGTACATCTGGGAATTGTTCGTAGTCATCTTCCGTTTCTAATATTATACTAAAAGTTAATTGAGTACTAATTATAGTAGGATAAGGATATTCTTGGCTTGAATTAGGTTGTAATATTATAGAAGTAGGAATATAGCTTTTAACTACACCAGCCGTGTAATCTTGTTCGTAAATTTCTATTGTTTGAGTATTCTCATTTCTTAGAATTTGACTTATAGTATATCTTAATCCGTATGCCATTATGCTAAAGATATTGATTGTCCTTTAAGATTAGATGCCTTTTGTGCTCTATTTGTAGCTAATAATAAATCTTGTCCTCTAAGTACAAATGTACCACCTGAACCACCACCAATCATAGATTTTAATTTATCTAATGGAGCTACTACTTCAGGATTATTTGCAGCACCAGGATATTCACCCATAAGACCCATTGTAGGACCTGATACGATACCTCCATTTGCCATTTTTTTAGGAGGGAATGCCATAGAACCTAATCCCATTCCTTGTGTAAATAAACTTTCAAAAAGATCAATACCACTCATTCCAGCATCAGCTAGCTTTCCAGGAAATATTACACTCATTAATGCAGCAGCTATTGCAGCAGTAGCAATAACCTTTATTAATTGCTGAATAAGATCATTAACCATGCCTTTTATAATATCACTTAAACTAGCACCTTTGTTTATTAGCATATCCATAGATGATCCTAATGCTGACATTAACCCATTACCTATTTGCATTATAGAACTAGCAGCTTCTTTGGTTATAGCTTTATTATTATTTGACCATCCTTTAAATGTTTCGCCTAATCTTTTTATATAATCATCATAAGTTATAAGATTACTTTCAAGCATATATTGCAAATCAGAAGCTTCTTGCTCATATATTGATTTTTGCTTTATTCTATCACCTGTGCTTAGATTTTGCTTGTTCTTATAAAACTGATCAAAAACATCTAGTTGCTTATCGTATGCTTCTTTTATTTTTTTAAACTCATCTTCTTCAAATTTTGCTTGATTTTCAACATCCTTATTTCTAATTTGTTGTATTCCTTCTTGAGTTTGCTTTTCAATTAATAATCTTCTATTTTTGAAATCTTCAGCTATAGATGCTTTATCATCACTAGAAAGCTTGTCTATCTCTGCTTGTTTTAAAGCAACTCTTTCTTCTTCATCTAAAACAAGTAAATTGTAATATCTTCTAGTAAATAAATCATCTTCATAAAGCTTAGCTTGTGACTTTAATGCGTCTAATGCCTTTGTGCTTACTTTTTCTTTAGGACCTGGTTCAGGAACATCAGTTTCTAAAGCTATAGATTTAGTAGATGCATCTTGATATAACCCATCTAGTCTTGTAAGTTCTTTATCAATTACATCTACAGTACCCTTAATTACATTTTCCTCTTCTCTAATTCCTTTTATTTGTGTATCAATTAAACCTTTTAAATGTTTTGCAGATTCAGTGTAACCTAATGCCTTCATTTGGTTAACATACTGTATGGCTTTTTGTATCTTAAAGGTCTTTTGAAGTGCTAATTGATATAATTCTTCTTCTTTAGCAAACTTTTCAGCAGATAATTTATTTATTTTCCCAGCAATGGCAGTAGCTTTTGCTCTTTCAATAATAGCACTTTTTACTCCATCTACTGCATTTTTAACATTCCCATTTAAAATAGTTTCTTTATCTAAATTACCAAAGTATGCTGGATATTCTGATTGTAATTGCTTAACAGCTTGTAATCTTTTATCCATAGAATTACCTGCATCACCTGCTATTTTAACTAAAGCTTGCATTTTAGTTATCTCTTCACCAGCAGATCCCATTGAGGATTTTAAAGATTCGGCATATTCTTTATTTGCATCTTGTAATATTGTTAGAGCATTCTTTGTTTTAAAGAACCCTGCATCCCATGCTGTAAAAAATGCAATAAGAGCTGAAGTTGCTAAGTATATAGGACCAGTCATTCCAGCAAAACCACCTATAACAGCAGGTAAGTTATTTTGAATACCTCTAAATCCGTATGGTAAATCTTGTAAAATTAAAGCAAAGTTTGTCCATTGCTTATTACCTTGTTTTATTTCACCACCTGCCTTAGACGCTGCAGAAGTTGCACCTTTCATGGCTTTCTCAGCCCCATTAATTGAGGTTTCAGCCTTCTTCATGTCATCGGCAAATATCTTTACATCTTTGCCTAATACCTTACTTAATGCATCAGACATTGCCTTAGCATTCTTATTAAACTCCGTAATGTCTAAGTTAATATTGACTTTTAAATTCTGATCAGCCATTTTGCTTTATTGGTTTTACGTTTTCGTATTTTTTAAGCACTTCACTCAACTCTTCGTTGGTCATCACTCTTTGCTTCACAAAGTTACGATTATCGCAGTCAAGTGATAAAAGCTCACTAGGCTTAACTTTTTTGCCTTTAGGCAGTTGCATATTAATTAAAATAGTAGTCTGCCATCTAACCTTTATCCATTCTTGTTCTTCTTTATGACGGTAACCATACCACACAAAATCTAACTCAGCCATCGTCATATCCCAAAACAAATGGGGAAGCACTTGGCACTCCCCCATTGTATATCTTTCAATATCAATCCACTCTAATTTTTTTTTACCGCATCTTTATCTGCTTTCTTAGTAGTTGATTCTTCTAGTCCACTATTTAAGCTTTCTGTTAATGCAGCCATTACTTCCTGAAACTTTTTACCACCAATACCACCCATGTCATCAATCCAATCACAGGTATCAATATCGGTAAACTTTGGAGTAATACCTTCTTTATATAAAGGGTATTCAGCCGCAGCTCTAAATAAGTTACTTATAGCTTCAAGTGATGTTGTACCACTTAATGCTTCCCCTATTTCAGCAGGACCAATTCCTTGAAGTTGACAGAATCTTTTTAAAGACCATGTACAAAACCTCATAGGTATTTTAGTCCCATCGCTTAGGGATAGTTCGTAATGTCCTCTCATATATTGGTGTTTTTGGTGTTATTTAGTTTTAGATTGCTGGGTTTGCAGCTTGAGTCAATACTCCTGTTCCTGTAAAAGAAGCAGAGTAAGTTACTGGAGATTCCATGTCAGCAGTAATATCTAAACTCTCTACAAATGCTAAACCAGTCCATGCTAAATCACCTACAACCAAAGTTGATCCTGTAGCTGTTGTAAACTTAACAGTAACTGCTGTTCTACCATTTAAAGCAGAAAAAATATCTCCTACTGAATAATTAACATTTGTTGGCTCTACTGTAGCAAGACCATCTGTTGTTAAAGACCAAGAACGCAATCCTGCAATTTCTTCAGCCCATCCACCGCTTGATTTAGTTGTTGCATCTGGTAAGTCAGCACTTACAGATAAAGAACATGATGTAGAGTGAGCTATTACTTCACTTCCTACAAGCACTACTAGATTTGTACCATTAAAAATTCCTGTTGTTGGCATTTTATTTTATTTTAATTTTTTATAATATTTGAGTTACAAAATGATTCATTGTGATAACTCTTCTAAAGATATAAGCTTCGTCTACATAATCAAATGTAGCAAAGTTTGTACCCATAGTACGAGTTACTATTTTAAAGTCAGGAGAAGCACTTGGGTAATCTGGCACATTAACGCCTATGATCACTAACAATTCGTTAGCCCACTGGTCTACCGATTTCTGCCCTACTTCACCTGACTTATTGGTCTTATAAACAATATCAAACTGTATAGTGACATCAAAGTTATAACTCTGTTTGTCGCTATTTTCAACCGATGTTTGACTGCTTATAATTAGGAAAGGTGGGTTAACTGTATCAGGTGCAATAGTATCATAAACACCCAAAGAAAAACTTTGTGATGCTAACTTATCTACATAAGCCTTTCTTATAGCTAAACCGCAATCTTTCATTAAGCTTCTGTTTCCTCTTTTACTTCCTCAGGATTTTGCTCTTGAGCAAGTTTTGATAAGAACTGAGTTAAAGGTAAACCAAATTTAGTTGGCATTTCTTGAATAAATGCGTCTAATTGTTTTACCTGCTCTTCGTTTAGTGTAATTGTCATGGTATTGATTTTGTACAAATTTAATGAAATATATTTATATCTTTATCTTCTTTATTCTATTCACCATTTTGCCTATTAATTCATCAGTAGAATTAAATAAATAAGCATCTGGAGCTCTAAGTTGCTTTCTTTTGCCTATTCCTTTAAATTCTTCAGCATAAGTAGTTATACCAGAATTGTTTAGTGTTTTATATGCGGTATTAGGTTTTTGACCTGTACCAAACTCTACAAAGGCTGCATAATTGATTAAATGCCCTTTACTATTGCTTACATTAGATAAGCCAGCTTTAATCATAGATGATCCATTAGAAAGCCTTGTTGCTCTTATTGAACTTCTTAAAGCCGATGTGTCAACTGCAACTCTACTCTTGGCTTTATTCTCAATTTCTACTGCTGTTTCATAAATAATTTTAGCTGCTTCTTTGGTCATTATTTGAGGTGCTTGTTTAAATTTATTAAGTATAGCATCTTTGCCACTTATATTAAGCTGAAACTTTGCCATTATTTAAGAGTTGAACAGCCTATTAAAAAATAACTATTGTTATCACCTTCATTAATAACTGAATTAATGTTATAAAGGTTTGATTGATAAGATATTACAAGTTTATTTGTAAATATCTTTGAAGTAGTATATCTAATTCTAAAAGTAATATCATCGCTTATATTATCTTTTCCTGCTATATCTGACCTGTCATTTGTATTCCTAGACATCTGAGCCCAACAAGTGTAATAGTCTACCAAAGTAGTTACTACACCACCAGCTCCATCAGAAGCATTAGATTGACTTTGGAAAGTAATCCTATTATGTAGTTTGCCTATCATTAGATAATAACGTTTATGCGTTTAAATGGCTTCATAAGCTCGTATGCGGTCATTAAATTAGCTGAAGGCTTAGTTGCCTCAACTGATGACTCTCTGTACTCATATAGGTCTGAAACCATCTTTAAAAGGGCAGTCTTCATTGTTGTAGGTGTAGTAGCATAACCACAAGTATAAGTGAATCTAAACTCGTTATCGAAAATGCTAGTCATGTAGACCTTTTTGGTGGTTTCACCAAGTACCTGATAATCCCCAACAGACATTGCTACCCAAGCTGTGCTATTCCAATACTCTACTACTGATATAGTGTTTGTAGGAGTGTAAGGTAACTCTATAAAGCTATCTACATAAGCTACAACTCTTAAAGTTCTAGGAGTCATTGCGACACCTGCATATTGCTCAAGTCTTGTTTGAGCTGTATTTATTAAAGATGTAATCAAAGTATCATCTTCGCTATAATCTACTCTAAGGTAATTCTTAGCTTCCGCTAAAGTAACCACTGTGGCTGAAGGTGCTACTGTGGTTGTAATATCTCTTACTATTTGCATTATGCCATTGTTTTTACAAAAATAACTAAAATATAGCGGACATAAAAAAAGGAGGCAGTTTGCGGCTGCCCCCTTGTATTTTAGATTAATCTAGGATTAAGCTACGTTACCGAAATCACCATATACAAACGCACTGTTGTAGTAGATAGGGAATGCAATACGAGCTTCAACTCTTACAGTAATCAAGTTCTTTTGGAAGTTATCGCTATCCATTTCAGAGAACTGAACAGAGATACCTTGATTTTGCATGATTTGAGCACCCATTGACCAGTCACCTACTAAGAACTTATCAGCAGCGATTGCTGTAGATTGGAATACTGGGATACCAGCGATAGAAACACTACCGTCAGTAGTAACAACTGTAGAACCTGGAAGGCTATAAGCAGCGTTAGTATTCTTTGTATTCATGATAGCAGCCCAATCAGTTGGGTTAATCAAGATACCATTAGCACTGTAGTTACCAGCAGAAACTTGTGCAATAGCTTGTACTAATTGCTCAACGTCAACTGTAGCAGCACCACTAAAAGCAGCAGCATTCACAGTCAAACCAGTTAAGTTAGGAGCAGTACCATTACCATTTAATAACTGAGCATCTTCAGCTAATAAATACTTCTCTAACAAACGAGCTTGTAAGAAAGAAGTCATAGCAGGAACGTCATCTAACATTTGACGAGAGATTCTTACATAACCAGCAATGTACTGAGCAGGAGCATCAGTCATAGTGATATCAAAATCGATTTGAGATTTAGCAGAACCTTGAACTTGTGGAGCTGCATCACCTTCACCACCTGTTTCCTTAGGGAAAGTGAATAAACCTGTAGAAATAGTTCCTACTGGTAATAAACTTCTCAAATGCACCTTACGAGAAGGAAGAGCATATACTTGAGGAGCATATTGTCTTTGGATGTCACCAGTTAAGTTAACTGCTTCTGTCATGTTACCTACTGCCTTAGTGTCTAAAACAAAACCTGAACGCTTTGCTTCACCACGACCTAATTTTGCGATACTGTCAGCATTCTTTTCGATTGCTTCAGCAAGAGTTGCATTGAACCCTTTTACTTGATTTTCACTCATTGTCTTACGATTGTTTTTTGCCTCTAATTTGTCTGCAGCATCTTTTACTACAGCAACTTGAGATTTTAATTCTTCTAATTCTGATTTTAAGCCATCTACCGCTACTGCGTTATCAGCTTTTAATGTTTCGATAGCACCGTTTACTTCGGTTTTAACGCCCTCGAAAGCACTTTTAATTTCTTCTACCATTAGTTGAAAATTTTAAATGATTTTAAATAGTTTGCCATTTCTTGCTCAACTTCAGCCATCGGGTTTTCTTCTTCCTCTAATGCTACTTCATCTTCTTCTTCAGACGGATCTTCGGAACAGATTTCTGCGGTTACAGTAAGGATAACTGATTCTTTCGCTTCTAGTTCAGATAAAAATTGCTGTAATTGTTTTAATTTTAATTCAAGCAACTCAAATGTTTCATCTGTAAACTTGCCATTTCTTAAAGACTTGATAGTTTTACCAATCTCATCAATAATTTCTGACTTGAAATTAGATTTAACATCTACTGTTGGTGTATTAGAATTAGCTCCCCATAATACTGAAGAGCCTTCAAACAATTTAATTTCTGTTATTTCGTTATATCCAGATTTAGCTTGAGCTTTCATAGTTTGAAATCCAATACTATGTTCTGTGATATGACCTTCTTTATACAACTCATAGGTATCATTACCCAAAGTTGTATTAGGCATTTTAACTCTTGCCTTTAAACCAAAGCCATCTTCCATCATTTCAAATGGCTTGGCAATAGGTTTGTCTGTAGAGTGGTTAAACAAGTGCCATACTCTGTTCTTGTTTTGTGGACCGTTCTCTGTTAATGTTTTAGTAAACGCACCAGGAGTGATTACATCACCATCGCTATCTACGTTACCGAATGCGGAATAGTAAACAGTAATTACTCTGCTTTGGTCATCCAAATCTATTGGAGCACCACTAACCGACTTTTTGCTATAAAAGTTACTCATATTTATTTATTTAAGCTATATACACTGTGCAGCATCTACAGTTGCAGTTATTTACTGCTAACCCTGCCGCATCATGTGCGTATTGCATTTCTATTAGTCCGTAGTCAGGAGTATTCACTAGGAATGGTTGATTAACAGGGATTCTTACACCTTTGTTGTCAGGATTCGTTTGTCTATCTAAATCCCTGTGCCATAATCTTGGCTTACCACTCTTAGCTGGATATTCAGCAGCTATCCATTGTTTTAATACTGGAACACCTGCTAACTTCACCGCACCTATAGCACCTGTACTTAATGCCTGATGGCTTTCAGTTCTTGCTATAAGTAAACTCCTTGCGTTATTTATCTTTCCTTCTCTTAGAGTTTGAATTGCCAATGAATTAATTTCATTTTGTGACAATCCATTCTCACGACCATACTTTATAACATTAGCGAATATACGAGCTATTTCGTTTTCAGTAGTATTCTCTATGCCTTGCATCTTAGGTCCGCTAATCGCAGTCCAATAGGATAACATAAATACTAACCACTCATCCAAAATGTTTAAAGGGTCAAGATCAATCTCTTCCGCTTTCTTACTCGTTTCAAACATCTGTTGGTATCGCATAGCAGTATAACCGCCAGTTGATTCATACAAAGTTCGTAAAATATTATTAATCTTATCGCCAGTAAAAAATCCTGCACGATTATTAGCCGCCTGTTCTACCCCTAATGCCTCAACCATTTGTGCTGCTTTGTTAAAGTCAGCTTGTAAAGCCTCTTTTATTTTAGGCTCAAACTCTCTGACTGATTTCCTTGCAATCTTTTGTTGCAAAGCAAACTGCTGTGATGGATAAAGTATTTTGGGCATCTATTTTACTGGAGGCAAATTATAGTCGCTTTGTTGTTGTGCATCTCTAGGGTCTTGTAACATGGTCAATTCATCAATAGGTAAATAACCTGCTGGTATAAATATCTCATTCATTACTTCATCCATAATAGTATCGTAACGCATAGCTGCTCTCTTCTCGTTTGGAGTAATCCACCAAGATTGAGAAAGGATAGCACTAAGCTCTTTCATGTCTTCCTGAAGTTCAGGGAATACTGTTAAGTCAAAATCAATATAGTAACCTTGACCGATTTCAGTTGCAAAGAATCTATTGAACGCATCACGAAGAGCTACTAACTCAGGAAGGACTACTTGAGTCAACATTTCCTTCTTAGCTTCCTTCATGTTGTTATAAGTCTTGTTATCAGGATCGTTAAACAACGCAGAGTTTACTCCGTAAACATTACAAAGTTCTCTAAGAGTTACTTTTTCTGATTCTAATAACTGCAAGTCAATAGGACTTAAACCCATGTTAATCCAATTCAACTTAGCACCTGCAATCAAAATCTTACCAGCGTTTTTTAAGATACCAGCTTGAGTCTTTGTTCCGTACTGATTGTAAAAATCTTCTTTAAGCTTTCCTGCTGCTTCTGGTCCAAAATCATTTGATTCATCAGCGGATAAGATACCTTTAGGTCCTTGATTCTGTAACATACCAACTGATGTATCTTTTGCATCATTGCTACGTTGTACAGTTCTATATGCAGCTTGTAAAGGACTCAAGCCATAAAGCTGTTGTCCGTTTGTATCAAAGTAAGGGTTGAAGTATTTTAGATGGATTACGTCTTTCGCATCTAATTGATCCCATCCAACTAGCGTAAAAGAATAACCTTCAACCCCATTTATTGTACCATCAGAAATAATGGCAACGTATTGAGATGGGAGTGTAACAAGTTCAGCAACCTTACCAGACTCTAGTCTATTCGCCCAGATGTAAGTGTTACCTGTAATTAGTTTATAACCTACAGCACTCTCGATAAATTCAGAGAATGATTGATATTCATTTGGTTTTTCTAGTAAATCGTTTAAAGGCGAATCAGCAATCTCAGCAACGGCTTTTACACGAACTAACTCAGCTTTAGCAATATCCGCAGTAGTACTTGCGTTATTAAGCATTGACTTATATCTTGCTAATTCTTTTTTGCTCTTTACTTGATAAACATAGAAAGGAACAGTAGAAATAGTTTTAGAGATACGTTTGATGATAGCATATACCTCACTATTGTTTTTATAGTCAAGTACAAATTTTTGCTGGTCTAATTCTGGATAAAGTGTTCTTCCTCCAATCAATCCACCGAAATCAGTAAAAGGATTGTTAAAAGTCACCTTTGGTGCTGCCTTTTGTTGAAAAGGGTTAGCTGCCTTTAGTATGTCCGTTAAATTCACGCTATATATTATTTTTACAAAAGTAACAAATTTTTATGCTATACAACCCACCCTCTTTTAGGTTTCGCATATTTTGTGTATATGGCATACCTCATAGAGTCCATTAAGTGATCTCGAAACTTCACAGGTTCGTCAAGTGTATTGCCGTCCGCATCGGTCTTCCACTTGTAGTTTTTAATCTCATCAAGCAAATCTAAAGACTCTGACCTTATATGCAAAGGAAATGATTTTACCTTGTTGATTCCTGCATAAACATCTTTAACAGCACTCTTTAAGTTAAAACCTGCTTTATTAACCTCCGAGATGGTTTTTGGTTCAGCAGGATCGGCAAATATCTCAGAATTTCTATCTAAGCCTAGTGACCTCATCCTATCAATTAGTAACGCCGTCGACATTTTTGTATCGTAGATTAATTGGTCGACAAATAACTCGCCATCAAAGTTTTTAACTCTAACAAGGGCTGTTTGGTTGTTAAACCCAAAGTCAAGTCCGTAAAACACATCTCCGCCATCAGGGAAGTTGCGTCTTCGCTTCCAATGCGTATAAATGGTCGCTTGGGATATTGCTCTCTCTCCTAAACCATAAACTCGCCAATATTCATGGTCTGCTGCTTTAAGCCTCTCAATCTCCTCAATAATTCCCTTCTCTAAAAATGGGTTGTCTAGGTAAGTGGTAATCGTAAAGTCGGCATCTTCTCTAGGAACGACCTTATCATAAATCCAGGAGTAGTAATCGGATGGATTATAGTCAATTACTATCTTTTCGGTTGTACGAAGGGACAACTGCATCCAAGATTCGTAGTTTACCTCATTCGCCTCGTTTATAAACAGATAATTACGCTTTCGACCTCTAATCTTCTGCGGTTGGTCAGTAGAAACGAACTCTACCACATTTCCGCCCAAAAAGTAGATGTTCTCCGTCTTATTGTGCTTCTCTTCGCTATAAAGACCATATTTAGACAATATCTCAATAAAGTCACGCATTACCGAACCTTTGATGGACGGAAGTGAGCTACGACATATTGTCAGCGTCTTTCCTTTCTCTTGGAGCAGTTTAACGATAAACCATGTAAGTACATTGTATGTCTTACCCGATCTCGTTCCTCCTTGCATGATAGAAATTCTCTTAGTAGAGTTTTGCAGTATTTCAAAGACTACGTTTGTGGTGACGTTCATAGGAAAAATTTTAAAAAATAGGATGGAAGTTTACTAATAGAAAACTTTTGGTTTTATAGGAAGGTAGGGGGGGTCGTACTATTCGTAGTAGTCGTAGTTAGTACGAATGCTACGAGTGCTACGAGGCACTACGAGGGTTAGTTCATCTTTTTCACTTTTTTCACTTTGCTATTTTAAGCCCCATTTAAGCCTTTCAATTCCAAAGTGTACACATAGTACTACACATAGGGTTAAAAGCCGTAGAATCGCCTTAAAATGCGAAATAGAGGCATTGTAGCTACTCTTCATACTCACCATCTTCATTAATATCCAATAATTCGCCTTTATCATGGTTATAAAGTGGGATTTCGTCACTTTCTCCTGCCTTGTAAGCAGGTACGACCATTCCTGGCTCAGTTTGCGTATCAAAGTTGATTATCTCACCTTCAGGTAACGCTTTGTGCTCATCTCCGTCTATTTGTTTCATAATATCTCCAATTTGGTTCGGTTTAACTACGTTGACTGTAATCTGCTTAACGACATCTCCTTCATGAGCAACCTCAGTCTTCTCGATATATCCTCTTCTCTTGCCTCTTGTCTTCAGTAAGAACATGGTCGCTAAGGTATCACCCCTAGCAATCCTCTCCATTAGCTTTTGTTCGCCAAAGTCAAGCATTATCTCCTCAGGCTCGATTTCAGCTAATCTCTTAGCAAAGTCAGCATCATCTTTCAACCAAGTCTTATACTGCGTTCTACCGACTCCAGAAGCCTCACATGATATGGTGATATTGCCAAAGTTCTCCTTATAGGCTATGATGAAAGCCTCTTTAGCTATTTCCTTGAATTGTGCGTTCATATTATCTATTCTTTGTTGGTGTGCGTATTGAAATAATGGATGCTACCTTCTTCTCTAGGTTCTCATGACCAACCCATTTGCCACAGTTAGTACATTCAAACTGAGTTTCCTTTACTTGACTAAACCACACGTATCCTTCGGTAACTGTACCGCATTTACACGTGTAATCCTTTTTACCATAAGTATCTTTCATGTCAAATGTTTAAAAATGTTAAAATCATTGTTTTATATCAGAATATTGGGGGGCACAAGGCAGGTATGCCCTTTGTTACGCTAAAAAATAGGGTAGGGGGTGGAGTGGGGGAGGGCTTCAGTGGTGGAACATTGAAAAGGGTACTTTCTCCCCTGTCACTTAACATAATATATACTATACGCTGTTTGCTCTCCCCTATTCGGTTGGTCATTGGTGGTGGTTTAGGTTGCTAAGTTAGTAAGTATTATTTAATGATTGTTAGGTCACTCAAACGCAAAAGCTAAAAAACAGGGATAGTATTATATTAATACATATCTACTAATTAAATTAGTAAAGTACTTATATACTATTATAATAGTATTATCTATTAATATAGTATTTAATTAGTAATTGAACAATTCATAATAGTATATTACTAATTCAATGGTAAAACATTGAATAAATAAATAAAAATACTTTCATTTATTTGCATTTGTTTCAATTTGTTTACATATCTTTAGGATCTATTAATAACTAAAACAAAACATTATGCAACAACTTGACACTTTTTTAATGCTTTACTCTTTAGCTTTATTTACCTTGATATTAGGTAACATGGCTAAATTATTCACAGATTATTTACTAACTAAAATCAAATAAACATGACACAGGTTACACTCTTTGAGCTTATTAGCTTATTCATTGGTTCAATCTTACTTTATACCCTTGTCAAGACTATATGGCAAGAGTTAACCCAATACAAAAACAAATAAAACCTACAAACATGACAAACACACAAACACAAACAGCAAAACAAACTTACAACGGGTGGACAAATTACGCTACATGGCGTATTGCTTTAGAGTGGTTCGATGATTACAACCCCAATAGATGGGAAACCGATGCATATAACCTATCTAAGGAGTGTCAATCTTATGTAGAGGAAACCCTCGAGGAAATGACAGTTCAAAGTACTTTGGTATTAGATTACGCATTGGCGTTTGTTTCCGATGTTAATTGGTACGAAATAGCTCAACACTTAATTGATAATAACGAAAACTAGAAAACATGAAAGAAATAAAAATTACATGGTCAACCGATGACATATTAATAAGAGCAGATGAAATAGGCATCGAATTGAGTGAAATGGAAGCAGATGCAATACTAGATGATTTATATGAAAACCATGACGCCTCAATTGGTATAAGTTGGGATGTTATTGGAACATACATTTATTGGTACGATGCAGAAAGATTACAAACAACATAAACAACCTTAAACACTACAAAATAAAACAACATGAAAAAGATACATTTAGCAACAAGTAAAGACAAAATTAGACCACATTTAGAGTACATACAAATAAAAGGCGGGTTCGCTTATGCAACCAATTGCCACATATTAGTAAAGATGCCACTTTGTGAGTTATTTGGCAAAGAAAGTGAACTCAATAAAAATGATTACCTTTTTTATATTGAGGCAAAAGAGTGGCAAAAAAATAAATTTTACAACGGTTCAACGTTTACACTCGATGGAGGTAACTATTTAGAGGCAATAGATAGCAAAGGAAATAAGTTAGGCACTATTAAGATAGTAACTCAGCCACAATTTGACAATATTGGGCGTTTCCCTGACTGTGAAAGTGTTATTTATTCAAGTGAAAAACCAACAGAAGCGGTAGATATCATAAGCTTCAACCCCTCTTTATTGTCTACACTTTGTGAGGCATTAGGTGGAAGCGAAAATAAATTTATTTATACCTTTTTCGGTAGACTCAAAACAATACAGGTAAGAAACAAAGAAAACCTATCTTTTGGTATTTTAATGCCAATAGATATAAATATGGATTAACAACCCCTAACCCTTGAACCTTTAGAGGTTATCTAGTTCGCTACTAGCAAGGGTTCTATTTTATAACCAAAATAAATACCATGACAGTAGAAAAACAACACAACGGTAGTTTATTAATTACTGACATTATTAACAGTCAGTTGATTAAAAAAGTGTACTATTTTACAACCTTAAGAGATGCGAAAAGAGATTTTAAGGCATACACTAACCAATTAAAACAAAATTGGTACGAATATTTAGCAAAATAAGACGAAATAAGACACTAAAAAAATAAAACTATATAAATACCTTACTAACATATTAAACAGGCTAGAAACGTCTAAAAATGGCGTTTAAATTGATTCTAGCTTATTGTCAATATATGGCTAAATATTCCATGTTGCAACATTGATGTTGTGCCATTGATTATTTGCGACTACATTTCAGTTGCACCCAAAAACCTGCCAAAAACCCTATGCAAAAACTCCTCAAAAACCCCACAAAAATCTTGTATAGGCAAAAATCTTTTATGTCCGATAAATTGTCCGGACAAAAAACCAGACAAAAACTTTTGCAAAGCTTTAACAAAATATTAGCAAAAAACTTTGAAAGATATCCAAAAACTTCCTAATTTTACCAAACAATTACAAACAAAACAAAAAACCCATGAACATTAACTTAAACACAATGCCACATGAAGCCTATATGCTGCTTTGGCATTCAGACAAAAACTTTGTTGGCACATCTAACTATGTTGGTCTTGCTTACTATTGGTCTTATGATTATCGTCATTATTTGCGTGATGCTTCTCCCTATGTTAAACGTAAAGTTCATACTGAGTTCTTAAAACATGGTCTAAATTTAGCTGAATCTACTGAAAAGCATTTATCTATCATTAGAAAATATACCAAATTAAACTAAACTCATGCACCAACTAATTACACTATCTGATCGGATGAAGTGTGCTATTACTGGCACAATCATCGACAAAGGCGAACAAGCCTATTACAATTATCAGACAAAAAACTGCATTCATCCATTGGAATATGAGAAGAATATGAGGCAAACTAAGATTGGTGACCCAAAAACTTATTTTACTAGACTCCAAAAACTTAATAAGTAATGCCATTCTCAACTTGCTGTAATGCACATACCAATTATCCTGAAATAGATATTTGTCCTGACTGCTTAGAACATTGCGATTGGGAAGAGGATGAAGAAGAAGAAGAAACTATTATTAAACAATAAAACAAACAAACATGAAATTCGAGTTCGTACAAGAAACAGATCAATTACTAAATGACACTATGTATTTTACTAAGCAAGATGGCATTTATGTCGCTGGAAGCATTAGCACAAAAAAAGATGTCGCTTATGATATTTTTATGAAGCTTAGTCAAGGTCTACCGTTAAAGACTACTGAAATATTAGAAACAAAAACTTATCAAAAACCCTCACAAGAGGAATAAAAAACCCAAAACCAATGTTGAAACTAACCCTAGAACAAAAGAAAAAAGGTATCAAAGAAGAGTTTACCTATGTAAACAGTAACGGACGAATGTCAAAACAATACACCTACAAGGGAATGTATATTACATGGGATAACCAAATCCTACATGGCAAATGGTATTACTGGCGAAGTAGTTATTACGCATCTTTAGATGCCGCAGTTCAAGGAATAGACAGACATATCAATCACTTTAAAACTAAATAAACAAATGCAAGAGATCACAGACTACAAAAGCCTATTTAAGTATGGGGACATGAAGAAGATTATGGAGATAACAGGCTATAGTCGTTATGTAATAGAAACAAGACTAAAAAACCATGATTACGAAATGACAGAGTTAATCAAGACTTTCTATGACAAAAAACTACAACTATTAAAAACACAAATCAATGATTACAGCGAAATTTAGAACACCAAGACAAAACTTACTAAAGAGAAAGCCTTTGTTTGTAGATCAGGATATAATAAATAACCTGGTTAGTAAAGTAGCTAAGGCTTGTAACATAGACGCAAAGCTTATTACTAAGAAAGGTAGATACAGACCTCAAGTACTTGCTCGTAATTTATGCTTCTATATCCTTCATGTACACTACAAGCAAAAAGCCGCACAAATAGCTCCTTATTTTCATAGAGATAGGACTACAGTATTACATGGAATAAACACTTTTGTAAATGATGTAGAGGTCGTGCCTTTCTATATGGAGCAATATACAGAAGTTAGAAGTAAGATTAAGATACCAAAACTATATTCAGAAAACTATTAAAACAAACACTATGCTATCAACATTTGCACACATGAACGAAGTAGACAAAAAAATCTTTGTCGCTAAGATTATTCACAACATGAACTACAGTCAATCAAGTTATGAAACTATGGAAGCTATAGTTAAGATGTGGGAACAATATCCCATCAGAAACGCAACATTTTTTACACAATCAAATCAATTAACACATGGAACTGCAAACAACTAACAACAACATTCAAGCTCCTAGTTACCAAATGGTCAACAAGGATTCTATGCTTTCTTTATCTAACGAGCTAAAACGCTTTGTAAAGGATGCACACTTAGTATCTAACATCAAGGGTAAGGACTATTGTAACGTAGAAGCCTGGCAGATGGCAGGAGCTTCATTAGGCTTATTCCCTATTATTACAAGCGTACAAGACTTATCTAGTGAAACAGAAATTAAGTACATGGCTACTTGCGAGGTTAGATCGTACCAGGACAATAAGTTAGTGTCTGTAGGTATTGCTATATGCTCTAACAAAGAAGGTAGCAAAAAATTCTTTGATGAGTATGCTATCTTATCAATGGCACAAACTAGAGCAGTAGGTAAAGCATTCCGTAATCAGTTAGCATGGTTGATGAAAGCTGCTGGTTTCGAGGCGACACCTGCTGAAGAGATGGATTTCGTACATGAAGAGCCAAAAAAAACCTCAAAGCCAGTACAAGAGGTAGTAGCTGAAATCTTAGATGATGTTCCTAGTAGAGAAGAAATTATGATGGAGGTAGCTAAGTGTACTAAGGTTAAGCAATTAACTGACATATACTTTACTTACAAGCAATCATTTGATTCAGATGAAACATTGATGAAGGTATTAAAAATGAAAAAAGAAAACCTAAAATAAAATGAATTTAACATTATTACCAAAAGTAGAACTTAGTTCTATCGAGCCTAACAAATTTGCTATTGAGTTAATCAAGTCGCAGATAGTAGATCACTTTACACAGACTGGTGAGTCACCATTAGAGTTGCTCGTTAAGTCTGAGGCTGTAGTACAGCTTTTAGAGGGCATTAGAGCCGATTTAAAGGAGTTAGTACTAGATGAGCTTAGTAAGTATCCTGGAGGCAAGGCTGAGGTCTTAGGAAGCGAAATGGCTAAGTTTGAATCAGGTGTTAAGTATATCTATGACCAAGACTATACTTGGAGCAAGATGAATGACCAATTAGAGTCTATGAAGTTTGCTATCAAGGAAAGAGAAAAGATGCTTAGAACACTACCAACCTCTATGGTTGATCCTGAATCAGGGGAAATGGTACACCCAGCTCCTAGAATTAGCACTACAACCTTTAAGATTAACTTAAAGAAATAAAAACTTTGACCACCTCAAGATATTAAATATTTTTAACCAAGATAGTAATTAGGGAACTTGGGGTGGTTATTTTAAACTACAAACATGAAACAAACGATAATATTTTTATACGAGTTGGTAAAGTTTATAGTAATATCAATACCACTAGCAATATTGCTATTTGTAACATTAACAATAATTAGTAAATTCAAGAATATATGATGGAGATTGCAGGATTAGAGAACTCAGTACCAGTGAGGATGATTTATGTTGACGACAAAAGTGAAGTATTGTTTAAGTCTTTAGCTCATGCAGCAAGGAATACAAATATTACACAAGACGCAATAAAGAAGTCGCTTAGTCCGTTATTAAAGCGTAGATTTAAGCACAATGATAGAGATGTGATTTTTAGGATAGTTAGAGATAAATAGTATATTTGTCGATGCAAACCGTACTTTGCAGTTAAAACTTATTGCCCGAAGAGGCGTGGGGGTGTACGGACTCCCGCAAATCTGAGGGCTTTTTTATTTTTATGGCTCAATTTTATACAACGATTATCCATCCAGTAAGGAAGGCTTTTCATTTATCTTGTAACGAGTATTGTGTTTTAGACACTATACTACGTATGCAAAACAACGATTCTCATTGGTGTTACATGAGTAGAGAAACTATGGCAGATGATTTAGATCTGTCTAAACAATCTATTTTAAACATAATTAAGGGTCTTATTTTAAAAGGATTGGTAACTAAACATGAAAAGACTAACCATCTTAGATGTGCAGGTACTTTTAAGGATGCTATAGATGATTATAGGAGTTTTGGTATTGAAGATAACCACTTTACCGTTGGTAAAGAAAGTTTACCTAAGGGGTCAAAAAAGTTTACCTCAGATGGTAAAGAATCTTTACCCAACAATACAATTAACAATAATAAGACATTTATTAAGCCTATGGCATTAGAAGTTAGTAGTTATGCTAAAGAAATAGACTTTGTTTTAGATGGTGAATATTTCTGTGATCACTACGAAGCTAGAGGATGGAAACTTAACTCTGGAATAATGAAAGATTGGAAGGCTACTGTAAGAACTTGGAAAAGGAATAGTTCCAAATTTAATACCCAATCAAACGTACCTACAAATAAAATAACTACACAAATAAAACTTAAATAATGACACCAAAAGAGAAAGCATTTGAATTATACAATAAATTTTATATGGCTATACCGAGTGATGAAATGGGATTAAGCGATGAGGCATCTAAAGAATGTGCATTAATAGCTGTAGATGAACTATTAGAAGCAACTAAAAGATATGACTATACTTTAGGTCCAAATCCTAGCTATAATGATTATTGGTTAAAAGTTAAATACCAAATAGAAAATCTATGATAGCTATAAATCTACCAAAAGCCTTAGATATTGAATCTAATATACTTGGGGCATTGCTTTTAGATAAAAGGACTATCCCATTAGTTATAGGTCATCTAAAAACTGACATATTTTACGATCTAAAGCACCAAAAAATCTTTAACGCTATTAAGGAAATGTATGATACCAATGTATCTATAGATCTTACTACCGTAGCTCAAAAACTTTCCCAAGATAAGGACATACAAGATAATGGCGGAGCTTACTACTTATCAAAGTTAACTGATAATGTAACTACAACAGCTCATATAAACACCCATATTGAGATTGTTATTGAGATGTACAAGAAGCGTGAAGCATATAAAGTACTTAGAATAGCTGAGAATAGTTGTTTAGACAACGATAGTCAGTCATTAGACCTTTTATCTGACCTAAATAGTCAACTTATAAGTTTACTAGAATATGGTAATTTATACGAAAAAAGCATAACTGATGTAGTTATGGCTATCAACTTTGCTAGGGATTTAGCAAGTAATGGCGAACTTTTAGGATTTAATACAGGATTCCAAGAGTTAAACCAAACCATAGCAGGATGGTGTAAACCTGACCTATGTATTATAGCTGCAAGACCTGGTGCAGGTAAGACAGCAATGATGCTTTCAAGTGTTTATCACTTAGCTATCTTAAATAACGTACCTACGGCTATTTTTAGCCTCGAAATGAGCTCCGAACAGCTTGTTGAAAGGTTAGAGTCAATAACGAGTCAAGTGCCCTTAAAACGCCTTAGAACGAATAATTTGAATGACTACGAAAGAAAGCTACTTTTAAAGACAGATGACAAAATAATCGCAGCACCCATCTACATAGAAGATACTGGAGGAATCAGTATCTCACAACTCAGAGCTAAGGCTACTATTCTAAAGCAGAAGTATGGTATAAAGGTTATATTCCTAGACTATCTTCAACTTATGAGTGGACAAGGCAAACAAAACCAAAACCGAGAGCAAGAGGTTAGTCTAATAAGCAGAAGCCTTAAAGCCTTAGCCAAAGAGTTGGAAGTTCCTATTATTGCCTTATCTCAGTTATCTAGAAAGGTTGAAGAAAGGGCTGATAAGCTACCAATGTTGTCTGATCTTAGAGAATCAGGTAGTATCGAACAAGATAGCGACATAGTAATAATGTTAATGCGTCCTGCATATTATGAGATGACTGAACCAGTAGAAATTGATGGAAAAGAGTATGATCCTAAAAATCTTGTTATAGTCAAAGTTGAAAAAAATAGACATGGACCGACAAAAAATATGGCAGTAAGATTTATAGGTGAAACAATAACATTTGAAGACTATAAATTATAAATTATGATAGATTATTATGAAAAATGTATGAGAAGGACAAATAAATATGAGTTTAGAAAAATGATAAGAAGAGTTATGTGGTTAGGTCAAATAGCTAAATATAAATAAAACAAATAATTATGAAGCAAAAATCTATCGATGTACAAGTAATAGAAGGCGAAGACCTTAATATAGAAAATATGAAAAAACGTATCATTACTAAGGCATGGTATGATACAGCAAGATTTGATGATGTAACTGATATTGCTATTGAAATAGGCATGGGTACAAGAATGATATTTTTTTATGCTAGAAAACTAAAACTACCAAAGAGAAGTGGACTTAAATAGAAACTATAAGAATACTCGTAAGTTCGACATAGAACAAGCTAAGGCTAAAGATGGCACTTACCAGGCATTGTTATTATTTGCTAGGGACACAAAGGTTATAGTTATTCAACAGCCAAAAGCATTGAAACAAAAATTCATGTGGCTTGAATACGAGAATAATGGTCAGCCTAGTGGCATAGCAGATACAAGAGTAGAGTTCTTTGCTATCAACTTTGACCTTAAAGATAGGATCTACTTT